AAATGCTTCTACTTTTCCAGACTTGAATATCTCGCGTAACTCATCCGTAAGTTCTATGCCTGGAACTAATCTTGTGACAACGTTTTTTCCATACTCGTCCAGCGTCTCCATCTTACGATTGATTAGCTTTGGTGGCTTGATACCGTGTTTTTTAGAAATCTCTTCCATAATGTTTTTAAACGTTTTAGGTACAATCTCGTCGTAGTATTCTTGCTGCCCACTCAATCTACCGTAAGTCATGTCCTTCGCCATCTGCCCAGTACCAAGAGTAAAGAAGTCCGCATCTGTGTCCACGGCTTGCTGTAAAGCTTCCTTAATCCCCATCCTCGTTATGCGGTTAGTGGTAAAAACAGAACCAACGCCGTAATCACTGGCGTTAAAGTTTTCGCCCCCAAACTTCATAACATCTTGGAAAAAATTGCCAACTCCTGTATTTGCATTTTCAATTGCAGCAGCAGGTAAAAATTTGTTTTTATCTGGCATTTTGTTATACATCTGAATAAGATTTTTTTCGAAGTCATCAAGAACTAAAGCACCGCCCGTATATACCTTGCCACTGCCCTTCTCATATATATTATATTTATCAAGAACTTTATCTGTTTCTGCTTGTAGTGTCTCAAAACGTTGATCTGCACTACTTCTATAATACTGTGTTTCCGTTTTCCCCATGATTTCACTAGCAGTTTTGGCAGTGTTAGAAATCATACCAGGGCCACCGTTTCTTTCCGTAGCAAAATATTTTTCTAATGCATCCGTGTCCCCTCCGTCATACGCATCCATTGCCTCCTTTAATCGACGAATCTCAAGGATCTTACCCGACGTGTATTTTAAATCATTGGCAACCTGATCCATGGAAAAACCCTCTGGAATCCTGTACTCCAAATTGTCAGGGAGTTTCATTTTTTTCTCAACAGCCGACACCAAATCATTGGCTCTCCTAGATGGCCTTGAGTTCTTCTCAACCTGACTCTGTATCTCACCTAAATGAAATGTCTTCTTCCTGTCGTATCCACCCGCTGAAACAGGGAACTCGCCCGTCCTTATGTGAACAACCGTCGGACCATCTATCTGCATTTGATGCCCCATTAGATGATCAGCGTCCTTGACCCCTTGATCTAACAAATCACGTCGATTTTCTAAACCAATTATCGTCACCTTGTAGTTTGTAACACCTTTGGTAAATTCGCCCGGATAAGCCGCATCCCCACCACCTAACGTACGAACCACAAACGGATCTTTGTTTAGTATGTTTTGGTAGAAAGGATTATTCAGATCTACCTTGTCCTTTGAAAAATCAAAATCAGCTTTCGGAGTAAAGTTATTGGTAAATAATAAATCCGCCTCAACCTGACTCGTCGGTATTCCTCTAGCCTGTAACTCGGCTGGCTGTACGCCGTACTTTTTCGTTAACGTGTTAACAAGCTGTTCCATACTAGCAAACTTAGTCTGATTTTGTGACAACGCTGATAAAGCAGTATCCATCCTACTGGTTAAGTAACTGTTCTCTCCAGTTAACTTTATATCCCCAGCAGCCAACTCAGCGGGTTCACTTGGTATTGTTTCAACAGGGGTGTTAGCATCATTCGTAAATCTACCGTACCCCGGAGCAGTTAACCAAGTTGTATCGAATCCCTGAACGTTAGTGTTTGAATCAGGAGGAAGCTGAGTATACCGTGCGTAATTGGGTAAGAAGTCGTTAACTAGCTCGTTCCCATCTACAGGTATATCAGCGTCGTCGTCCAATAAGATGGCGTCCCTTATCTCATCTTCGTCTACTTCAATAGCCTCCCTTGGAAGAGGAGTAATCTCATCTGGAAAATCAGGAACGCCATTGAGCGAATCTATTCGATAAAATATGTCACTCTCACTAGGTAAAGTCTGCTGGGTCCGTTGACTCACAAACTCCCTTAACTCCTGCATCAAAATAGGTCTGTTATTCTCTACAAGTGCTTCTCGGGCACTTATAGGACTCAACCCCCTCTGTGAAAAAAATTCAGCTACCGCTTCACGTCTCGCTGCAACCCTCTCCGCTACCTGTGCCTCTGGCAACAATGTCTCAATACGAGCTAGTTCATCATCTGGATCAGCAAATCCCCTCTCCACAAGTTCTTCAAATGTTGTCATGGGGCCGGCGAATGTGATATCTCTGCCAACCTCGTCTATATCCACACCTATAACAGGTCTATCCGAAGAAATCCTAATCCCATTGTAGTTTATCATCCCACCATCATCGACAACCCCCTCACCCATGTCAGCATCAAGAACGGTGTCCCCTATGCGATAAGGCTGACCCATATCAACTATGAGGTTGGGTTCCATAAGATCCTCAATCTCAGGAGGATTGTTCTCGTCAAAAGTATCCGGTGGACCATATAAATTGCCGTCAACATCTTCAATCGCAGCGGGATCGTATCCCATGTCTGCCACGTAATCAGGATCTACATCTACATCGCGATCATCTAGAAAAAAATTCTCCATCGCATCTCCAGCCGTTTCAATCGGAACTGGATCGCCAAAACCTGGAGTCGCGTACCCAAAACCCTCCGTAGGATCATAATCAGTATCCTCAACAATCGAATTAACCTGATCCTCATTTAAACCAGGGTTCTCCTCAATGACCTTTTGTTTTAACTGCTTCTTGGCTAACGAAGTTAAACCCTTGGTCAATACACCCCCAGCACCAAGAGCCTCGCCAAAAATAGCTATGTCCCCGGCCCTCTCACGCTGCGCCTCCTCCGTAGATAAATCCAACTGATCATACGGCGTGTTCAACCTGTCAAAAGTCTCACCAAGCCCCGTCGTAAAAGAATCAACCGCCGCGCCAGGATCATCATAAATACTCTTCGCACCCTCGTAGATCCCAGTGCCAAGGGCCTTGCCTGTCTCAATAGGCTCTTCCCGGAGCGCGGTCCCAAGGGTCTCGCCCGTCGATTCGAAGTCATCGTCAAAACGTCTCGCCTTGCCGTCAAAAAGATAATTGTCAATAAAACCTAAAACATTGTCCGTCGCTACACGACCAAAGATACCAACATCAGTCGCTGGACCTCGAAGTTGCGGTGGAATGAACTGCATAAATTTGTTTTCTGCCATACGAAACCCTGCTTTCCAGATTATTGTATAACAAACTCAAATGAATTTACACCCACAATTTTTCCTGGGCCATAGGGACCCGTTGTTTGTTACACACAAGTGCAATGAAATTATACCCGAATGAATTTGAAATACCATGTTTTATAGACAGTCGACACACACCTACCCGTTCTACGGGGGGGTGCACATGTCGACCCGAACATTGCACCGTTGCGCCAGGGAACAGTAACCCCTAACGTCACGTTGTGCCGTTGTCAGTCTTCGAACTGACAGTCGAATCAAGAAACTCGTTCCTTGATAATCCAGAAGATGGACCGCCATCCATGCTACTTGTCAAAAATATTTTAGGTCACAAGAGATTTGTACTTAATCGAGGCATCGAGCCACGATTAAGTATCCTTGATAGACGCGAAGCATTTCTTTGTGACTGCTCCTAATGACTCAGAATAATCATGCCTTGGCTTATGTCAGCAGGGCGGCGAATGATTATTCTGAGTCAAAGCAGTCATGTTCGAAGTTCACGTCTACGGCGTCTATCTTTCAATGGCATACCCGATGTCATGATCCGGGCCGGATAATTCGGAAGACGACTCCGAATCATCCTAAGAACTTCCAGCCGACCCTTGCTTATTGATTGCAGATCTCGGCCCCCCGGCTGGGTAGTTCTTACCCGGGCATCGGGTATCAAACAACAACACACATAATAACCGTGCTGGCACCGACCACAGGTCTAAACCTGTTCAGAACAGCGTATCAAAAATGCAAGAAAGACGGTCACTCCAAGGTAGTACACTGGAGTTCCGTCCGATGGAGCTTCGCACTCTTTTACATGGGACGAAACGATACCATAGAGATTCGCCTCAGAAACAAGGAAGAAGTGTCGTTACGTCAACGCATGTGGACGCTACGACACTTCTTTGCACAAGTCTTTCTTGACGGTCGTCCATACTGGAGGACGATTTTTGACACACGGTCCTGCTCAGGGGAAAGACTGAGGCACGGCTGGCACGGTTATCCTGTGTGTGGTCGTTTCATTTTAATTTTATAGGAGGCTATAATGGCTAAAATTGGTTACACTGATCTATTATCAACTGAGATCTCATGCAGGTTCACCATTAGTGAACTGAAGGAACTAGACAGACTCATGGTCGAACATGGAGAGGGCTGGGAAAAATACAGTACTCTGCTCAAGTTGCACAAGGGGATTCGCGAGATGCTTCGTAGTGTCGGACGTGATCTGAGTTCTGAAGGTCAGTACACCACTGGTCAGTTTGACGAAGTAGTTGAGTACAAAGTCAAACCGAAGGTGGTCAACAGAGTCGAAGATCTACTCGACGATGAGATCCCATACTAATTTCAATCGGCGGGGACATGAGGTTCCCGCCACCAACTGACTAGGAGGTAAACATGTCAGATCTAAACACAACTAATCTAATCGAAGACGCCGCATCCAACAAGGGGGAGTTCGAAAAACACCTCGGAGAGTACGTCTTAAAACTTATCGCACCGTCCATCCAGAAGCTAGTGGATGATGCGGTCGAAGCCAAGATGGACACTCACTCACCTGAGTTTGACATCAATGATCATTCTTATGACATCGACATGATGGTCGACGAAAGAATATCATCCTTGGATATCTCTGACTGGGATCATCAAATCAAGGACATCGTCTCTGACTTCATCGATGATCATGACTTCGAGGATAAGTTTTCTCAGTGGATAAATAACAAAGACTTCTCCGCCACGATTACGATTAACGACTAGATCAACTGCCGGGGCTAAGTGGCCCCGGCCTCAAACAAAAGGAACGTCAGATGTACTCTGAAATATATAAACCAAATGGGATGGTTGTTACACCCAAGAGCGTCATGGAAGTCGACGATTGGATCATGCTTCTGAACGGTGGCGAGAGAGTTGCCGCAATAACTGCCGCTTACATGATGTACAACTTCTTTTGTAGTGTACTGGAGGAGATAGAAAATGAAGATAGAAAGTGAAAGACCTCTCTGGGAGGAGAGAGAAGAAGAACTGATGGGAGAAGCAAAGATAATGCAACTCTTAGAACTCAGTAAAACTTGGGTTGGCGATGGTATGCTGTACACCATGACCACACCCGATAGCTTTTATTATCAACCTTGGAAAGGAGAATGGTATCGTGAGTAAACTAAGAACACTAACCGCTGACTGGGGGTACGATTGTCCCTCCAGTCTCGTCGAAGATTACATGAACGATGGCTTGATGCCCTCAATATGTATGAACAAAGGTTGCGACTACTCAACCGAAATGGAGCCAGATCAAGATCAAGGTTGGTGTGAATGCTGTAGCACCAACTCGTTATCTTCAGCGTCAGTGCTGATGGGGATTATCTAATACCTCCTGCCCGTTCCCCCTCGGGGGGGCGGGTTCTACCGCTTAGTCGACTTTAAAATAGAATCCTTCGGATACTCTATGTGACCCACGACACAAGGTCTTGGGTCCTATGGTTTTGTATGGAGTGCTAGCGCACACATGTTTGTTTGTCTCGGACCTTTGGCCCGAGACGCGACGGCCCGCCGTCGGGCCGCAAGGCCGCAAAGCCGCAAGTTCGAGCTCTAAATGCTTGTGTTTAACTTGTGTAAATGGTACAAATAAGCATTAACAAAAAGGGAAAACAAAATGAAAAACGGTATCATATACAAGGGGCCAAGCCTATTGGATGGTAAACCAATTGTAGCGATTGCAACCTATAGTGATCGAAACACAAAAACAGGCAAGGTCCTGCAAACTTATATTATTAGGTCGGATATATCACCCCTCGACGCATCGAAAAGCGGCGAGGATTTTTCTATTTGTGGGGATTGCAAATTTAGAGGTACACCCACAACAGACCCCGACCGTAAACAAGCAATCAAGAGAGATTGTTATGTAAACCTAGGACAAGGTCCAACAATCGTTTATAAATCTTACAAGCGCGGCATATATCCAAAAGCCGATTTTCAGTGGTCCAGAATTTTACTTGGCCTTAATCGTTTCGTAAGGATTGGAACCTATGGTGATCCAGCGGCCGTCCCTAATCACGTTTGGGAACAGCTACTAACAGACGCCACAACTTGGACCGCGTACACTCATCAATCAAATTGGCGTCCCGATATAGCAATGCAAAGCGCAGACAATCACGAGCAAGCCATTGCACAATGGAAACAAGGCAACCGAACATTCCGAGTGATTGCAGATCTAGGTGACCTAGACAAAAAGAACGAAGCCTTGTGTCCTGCATCAAAAGAGGCAGGTCGAAGGGTGCAATGTACCGCTTGCAAACTTTGCAAGGGATCGAGCAAGGGAAAATCAATTGCAATAGTAAAACATTAAAACACATTCCAGGCGGTTTTTAGCCTCCACCGCCTGGTAAGCAACCGCTCGAGCAACTCAACTCTAAGCTCGAGCGGTTTTTATTTCGCCAGTTGAGCCGCAAGGTATAAAAGCCGCACCTCGAGCCGCAAGTCGAGCCGCAAGAAAAACCCACAGAGCCGCAAGATTCGCAAAGTCATGGCCCTCGGCCCCCGATATACCGCTCTGGCTCAGAGATGGCCCCTGATCACCCTCAAATAAAAATAGATGGTTGTCCACGGCCCTCTTTACTAAGTAAAAATTTGAGCCTCCTCGAGCGTGATAGGCCATATTCCAAGCAACTTGATGAGGGCTGATGTTGACTGCGTTACTTTTGGCTACTTTCAATTCAAACCAAAAGGCTTTGCCGTCCCAGACCATGTGAACATCAGGAACACCACCCCCATGCTTGTTCTCAATCCGTGTAGCAAAACATTTTTCTGGTAGATTATTGCGTATCTGCTTCCAAAAGTTCGACTCTGGTCCCTTGCTCATCTGTTACATCCTCCGCTGTTCCATCGATTACAAAAGCTTGAGGATATTGTTTCTGCAAAAGAGCCAGTCGAGCAGTGATTTCATCTCGAGACAGTTGATCAATGGTGTTGATTGTTTCTCTTCGATCAATGGTCAAACCACCTAATGCAGATCTAATTTTCTCAGCGTTAATTGCCGCAGAAAATTGTCCTGCGTCTTCAGCACCAAGAGATAATTTATGTAGTCTTTCGAGTTGCCCAATGGTGGACACTCCATATCTTCTCTCGCGTTCTTCTCTAATCTCTTGGATATATTCCAGAACATGAGGATAGTCCCGACCATTCAGTAAAACAGAAGCCTGTTTCTTTGCTAGGTCAGTGGCATACCCTGCCTTCCTTGCACATTCTGCGTTCGAATAGATGCCTTCCACAATGTGTCTAGCAAAAGTCATCTGGCGGTTTGTTAACTGACGGTTGTGTTCTTCTTCGATCTTCTTTTTTATGCTCGGCATACGATCCCCATTTGTATGTTTATCCCAACCTAATCCAAGAAATAATTTTTATCAATCAGTTCTATATAGGGGTTTTCTCTACAGAAACGTCCTCACTGTCCTCACGTTGTCCTCAATTCAGGGCAGTTTGGACTATACATACTTGAACTGAGGACGTTTGAGGACGCTGAGGACACTTGATTTGAATGCAAAAAAAAAAAAAACAAAAAATCTCTGGCTGTGTGGCCTATATGTATTTTTTGTCCTCAAACCAATAAAAGGGTTAGGGTTGTGTTGTGTGTCAAACACAAGTAGTTTGTTTGTAGAAAACAAATCAAAGGGAAAAACAAATGTTAAAAGTTGATTGTATGGAAGAGGGGACCATGGTCATAGATTGGAACCCCGAGAGGTACAAGACCAAGGCCAATGCCGCGAAGGGTTTGTACAAGGCATTACGCAAGTGGTGCGAGGATGTTGGGTTTGATCCTGACATTGAGGTTCGTATCGACAACCCAGAGCAGAACGAGGTTCGAGGTTACGGTAGAAATTGGCGTGTTTGTTTTGAGGCAGGGCCATTCGAGTGGGCGGTTCATGCATCATTGCAGATGCCGTTTTGTAAGTGGGGCTATTGTGAGCCGTACTACAGTTTTGATTTATGCTTTACGGAGTAGGGGGAAGTTATGAGATTATATTATGATCAAAAAGGTGGTTGGGCAGGGACCCAATCGGATGCGAAGAAAGCATTTGGTAAGGACTGGTGGGAGATCGATGTTCCTACTTCGAAAACTGAGATGCTTGAGTTCTTAAACTTGCACAATTGTTTGCGAGACCCGAACAACGATGTTCATCCAGTAACACTTGATGGCGCAGAGTCGCCAAGGGTCGCAGGAATGATGAGGTATCCAGAACCCACACCACCCACACAAACTGGCATTACTTGCAGTGAATACAAACCTGCACGAGATCTCAACGCCTACGATGTGCGAGATGTTGTGACAGTGTGTGACCGCAAGCATTTGGGTTCTGCACTGGGCGCGATTATCAGTAGGTTACATGATGAACTGGGGGAAGTGTAATGGAAGAGTATCATTTTTGTTTTGATAGCGACTACGGTGCTATGTTCGGTACGATTGAGGCCAAGAACGAGAGAGAGTTCTACAAGGTTCTCAGGGAAGATCACAAGCAAGATATTGGTTCGGACGGTCACTTTGACTGTCCAATCACTGGTGATGAAAAATCTTTAGATTGGTAGAAGGGAGAAAAATTATGCCAAATCATTGTTATCAATATGTTTACCTAGCAGGTAATCCAAAAGAAATTGACCGTCTGTACGAGGCGGTCAAGGAAGAAAAGTTTTTGAATGCCGTGGTCCCAGAACCGAGTACCATGTTTCACGGTGCGTTGGGCGATGAGGAGCGCGAGATGTGCGAGGCGGAGGGTCGTCCGAACTGGTACGACTGGCGCAATGAAAACTGGAATACGAAATGGGATATCAGTGAGGCTGAGATTTGTGACGAGCCTACTGTTGAGCGTGATATAAAATACTTTTCGTTCCGTTGTTGGACGGCATGGGCACCACCTACTCCAGTTTGGGATAGGCTTCACGAGATGGGCTTTGATATTCATGCTGATTATCAGGACGAGGGCGGCATGTTCGAGGGCGAGTACATCAACGGTGTAGACCGCTCATGGGAACCAGAGTTAGAGGAGGAAGCTCATGCGGTATGAGGTTAGAGTAGAACTATCTGAGACTGTCGAGGCTGACAGTCCTAAAGAGGCACAGCAAAAGTTCATGGAGAACTTTGAGTATGCTGACGTTAAGTATGGAACGTGGCACGTTGAGCCTGATGACGTTGAACCGATGGAGG